TTAGGAGCCTTAGAAGGAATAGCATAATCGCTCTTAGGTAACCGTCTACGTTGCGCCGCTGTCAATTTAGCCACTAGTTAAACACCTGACCCGCAATGACAAGAGTGGCAGTGTCCACAACAACATTGAGAGTGACAGCCCCCGAAGACCCACCTCCGCTCATGGCAGTACCAGCACTGACATCCGAAATGTCGCCCGTCTGCCCTTGTGTAAGACGCTGGTTGATACGTTGTACGCTCATTGCAACACTCCTTATCCAAAGTAGGTGATCTGAATATCAGAATCTGATGATCCAGCCCTGATGAATTTCACATCATCAATATCGTTTTCATACAAATCCATAACACTGTATGGATTCAAGTAATGACCCACAGAAGCAGTTGGTGTACCCCACCTGACTCTGATTGGTTCAGCACCATTAGTTAACATCGCCGCAACAGCACCAGTAGGCCGTGTGCAAGCAACAGCCACAGTAGACACTGTTAACTGTTGATCACCTATGGATTCCCCATACTGTGAGGCGTTATATCTTATTCCTGACATGTTTCTCCTAACCGCCTAACGCCGTTACGCGGGTTTCTAAATCATCCAATTTTTCTTGGATCTTAAATAACTCAAATTCGATTGCTTGGGCGTTTTCGCCAAGCATCTCTTGTGTGGGTTGGTATACGACAGTCATCAGTCATCCTCTAATTCATCTATGCGTTCGTGAACCATTGTGAACTCAGTAGGAATCCACGCAAGCCCAGCAACAATCTGTTTCATATCGTCTACTTCTCTTATTACAGCATCCATATCTACCGCTATCGCTTCGACTATAAGACTTGGAGCAAATCTGTCCAGATCATCAAGGCGAGCAGCGTGTAAATTAGCAATACCATTTTCATTTTCTTGGACACCATCAGATATTTCTTCCAATTTCGCTAAGACACTAGAATCAGTACCAGTGTTCTGTTCAATAACAGCAACCTTTGCTTCCAAATCTGAGATTTGGTTAGCGACTGATGCGGCTTTCCAAACGACCACGCCTGAGATGGAGGCTACAGACATGATGAGTCCAAGCGTTAGCCTTGATACTCCTATTCGTTTTATGTCTGTTACGTCATCCATTTAGTTATTCGGCTGCCTTTGCTGCTGCTGTAGGAGGATCATCAGGCCAAACAACTTCGGATACCTTACTGTGTTTGCTAGGTAGGTCACGTAGTTCTTGCCTGTATGTCGCCCATTCCTCAGCAGTATGATCGCCTAAAGCGGCGTCTGCTATCTGTGTCCAGTCAGTAGAACGTAACAAATTGTCACGATTCATTCTGACCGTAGAAAAATCCAGTTCCGCTTTTGCGGCTCGATCTTCCATCTCTTGTAATTCTTCAGCCGTGAGTTCGATGTACTCACCGTTCACGACCTTATATCTTGGCTCTGCCATTATACTGCTCCATTTATTCCATAAATTGTTACATTCGAATATTGAACAAAGTCGTCTGAACCTTGAAATATTTTTATTCGATCTATCGCCGCTGTGCTACTCCACACACCTGAAGTTACTTTAATACCACCCTTATGTTCAGCGGAATCATTATTAGGAGTGCCAGAAAGCATCAAACATTGTTTGAAGTGAGTGGTGTTTGAATAATTATAAATCCACATTTCAAGAAATGAGAATGTGTCCGCTAAACAATCAGCCGCCGCAGTTTCAATTTGGTCAAAAGAATCCACCCCATTCTGCTTGTAACTATTAGGAGTGACATTACCACCGCCGCTGTAAAGATGGCATGTGTCATAATTATTACCAGTATCACCATTAAATTGTATTTCAGAATCCGATCTTGTAGTGCTGGCTTTATCCGACCTCATACTAGCCATCAGATACAAATGGTCATAACTAGAAGAAATACTCGTTACATCTATTAAAGTAGCGTTACCTGAACTTAACTCTGTGTGATTTACTACATTCCAAACTGCCATTATGAACTCTTTATCCCATTCAACGTAATCGTAGACCCACGCAAAAAATTGTAACTACTTCCGGGTCTTAATTTGATGGAAGTTACCGCCGCTGTGTTATCCCAAACTCCTATATTCCTGTCTGTCTGACCGTAAGACATATCACCAAGCAATGTTGTCCAACATTCAGAAATTGTCGTGTTCTTGTTTGCGTGTAGATAGTCGTAAATAGTTAATCTTCCATACGAATACAGTTCAGCCCCGCCACTACCAATACTAGCAGTCGAATTATAGTTGTTGAAAAAATCTGAATCAGAGGAGGTGCTTTGACCATAAAGGTTACCACCAGAAGCATGTATGCGTCTTGTACTGTAATTACTGCCATCATCAGCATTTAAAGTTGCTTCGGTGTAAATCTGAGAAGTGGCACGTGTGCCATGCATAGACATGATTAACTCTAAATGTTCATAACCTGCTAAAGAACTGAAAGTAATATTCGCCACATCTGCTTCTAAATAAACTGTTTCAATCGCTTCAATAATAGCCATTAAGACACCATCCTTGGGAGAACACCAAACAAATCGAAACGGCTATCAGCAATATGATTGTGGCTTCCATCTGCAATAAGTTCAATTTTAATAATAGATTCTGTTTTTCTCCAAAAACATGCTGTACTGTGTACCTCTTGATGGGTGGCATTAGTTGTTGCATTAGCAGAATAAGCATGTATGGTTTTCCATTTACCTGAATTTATGTCAACAAGGCGACAAATGCTTCCACCAAATTCGTTATCACCTATACCAGTGGAAACCTCTAATCCAGCAGAAAACCCATCTTTAGACGCATAATATTGAGCGAAAGTGCTACTGCCATTTCCCCAAAATCTTTCCCAAGTGTAATTCGCAGAAGTTGAGTCATCATTTAATTGTCCATATATAGGCATACCAGCGGCATCACTAGAATAACTGGTGTTGCCATTAGTGATTATTACCAAATCCATATACTGTGACCAGTCGTTAGCACCAGTACTGCTAGTCCAAGTAACAATATTTGCAGGAGTTGAAATTACAGTAGTGCTTAAAGGAACCCACGCTTCACCATCAGTGAGAACACCATCAACTATATAATCTGGTGTTGCTGTGTTAGTAGTAGTTGTCATTAAGCCACCGCATATCTGATTAGAACAATACCAGCGGCACCAGAACCACCTAAAGTCGCAGATGACGCATAAGCACCGCCACCACCACCGCTACCAGTATTAGGAACCCCACCAAAAGCGGCACCGCCACCACCGTCTTTTTTGCCTGCACCGCCTATTGAAGAACCACCAGTACCTTGAGTGCCAGTGCCTGCACCACCTCCACCACCAGCATAATTTTTACTTGTAGCCGTGATGCCTATATAAGAAGCCCCCGCACCACCATTACCACCATTAGTACTTGAATGATTAGCACCTACAGCACCTGCGCCACCACCGCCGCCTGAACCATAAGTTCCAGCCGACTGGTCACCAGCGGTTCCACCTGCGTTACCTGTACCTGTACCTGAAGTAGCACCTCCAGCGGCTGTTGTAGTCCAGTCCATGCCGCCACCGCCACCAGAAGCACCAGCACCACCAGCAGAAGAACGGCCTCCATAACCGCCCCCTGAAGAAGTTACACCTAAAGCAACAGTGTCAACTCCGACAACTCCAACAGCATTACTTCCGCCTGCTCCGCCTGTTCCAACAGTAATAGTGTAAGGAGAAGAAGCGGTATCTACTGTGATGCTTCCAGAAGTGTTTTGTTGAACACCACCAGCACCGCCGCCACCACCTGACGCATTTGCGTTAGCCTGTCCACCGCCGCCGCCTCCTCCGCCGACTATCAAATAATCAACGTCAGCGGAACCAGCAGAAACAGTAAACGAACCAGAACCCCTGAAAGCATGAACACGATACGTTGTACCAGAATCCTCATACTGAGTAATAATCCCACCATAAGCGCTGAAACTACCGCCGCCAGCCAAACCGCCATTCAACCACGCAGAAACAGCCGTAGACGGATTCGCCTTCGGCAAATCCTTACGACCCTTCCACGTAGAAACCGCAGTACTAGGGTTGGTCCTATCTTGTCGAAACACTATAAGACCTCTACTTGTCTATTCTATTAACAAACCCGTTGATGTTGATAACATCTCCCGCTGCAGCAAAAGCCTTAACGATAAGACCATTTTGCAAAAGCAGTCCGGGGCATATCAGCACCCAACCTGAGTCAGCAGCGATTTCAAGTTCCACTAGATCATCCTGATCTGTGGTTCCACCGTATTCGATGGTAAGAACACGGGCTGTTGCTGATGTGTTGCAAGCGTACAACCATATCTCGTCGAGATCAGTTGTGCCTGACACAGCAGTGTGAACTGTAACAGAAGCGCCTGTTGTGGTGCCTGTTACGGAAATGTTCTTTCCTTGTGTGCTGCCTGACAGCAGTTCTTTTGAATATGTTGCCATATTACCTTTCCTTTAATTGAAAACCGAGTTAGTAAGAATGTTATTAGCATCATTCCACTGAGTAGAAGTGATGTCAGATGTGAGGGCTACTGTTCCACCATTATTGGGAAACGTTATAATTCTTTGAGCAGTAGGTTCTTCAATTGCAAGATATGTTTCATAAGCATCACTACTAGCACCTTCAAAACAAATTCTTTGTTTTGTTAAAGTATTGCCATTGAAATACAAAAGATCTGAAGACCAAATTTGTTCTGTTACAGCCAATTTTCCACTCACAGTAGTAGTAGACCCCGAAGTAGACAAAGTGGGCGAACCTCCAGCCCAATTAACAACATCAGTAAAATTAGCGTTCATCTGAGATGCAACAATAGATGTTCCTGCAACAAACGAATTTGTGACCGATAAAGCCGCCATTAACGCA